CTTTTGTTGCTACAGAAACAATCACAGGTGGCACAAGCAGTGCGACTACTACGGTTACGGCTGCTGTTGATTTTACTAATGTGAGAAGCACCATAGATATTTTGTCTGCTGTTGTAAGACAAAATGCAGGTGCTTCAACACAATCAGATATTGCCATAAGTAGAATAAGTCGTGATACTTTTATAAATATCCCGAGCAAACGAACAACTGCAAGACCTTCGCAATTTTACATAGACAGACAAATCACACCTGTTGTAAAACTGTGGGGAACTCCTGATGCAACAACATACACTCTTGTTTTTGACAGGCTTGTAAGAATTGACGATGCAGACAATCCACAAAATACAGTAGATGTGCCGTTTAGGTTTTATCCTTGTTTAGCAGCAGGGTTAGCTTATTATATCAGTTTGAAAAAAGCACCTAATCGGGTACAACTGTTAAAAGCTGTATATGAAGAAGAATTTGAGCGAGCTGCTGCGGAAGATCGTGACCGAGCTAGTTTAACATTAACCCCTAGTAGAGATTATTACACGTTTATAAGATGAAATTTGCAACTGGACAATACGCTTTAGCTTTATGTGACCGATGCGGTCAACAGTATGATTATGTTTCATTACGAAAAGAATGGAACGGTCTAAGAGTATGTCCTGAATGTTTTGAACAAAAACACCCTCAATTAGAACCAAGTCCTGTGCCGTTTGAGCCAGAAGCCTTACGAGATCCTCGTCCTGATAGAAAAGAACCTGCTGAAATACTTGTGGGTCAAAACACATTTCCTCTTTTTACCAATACGTCGATACAAGGAATTAGCTCTGTAGGGAAAGTAGAGGTTACAACATGAGTTTTACCTATTCAACTTTAAAGTCAGCTTTAAAAGATTATACTCAAAACGATGAAGTTTCTTTTGTATCTAATCTGCCAATGTTTATTAGGCTTGCAGAAGAGCGTATACTGAAATCAGTACAGTTAAATCTTTTTCAAAAAAATGTTTCGGGATCTATGACCGCAAGTAATAAATTTTTAAATTGTCCTACAGATTTTTTAGCTCCTAATTCAATATCACTTACCAACAATAGTAATTTTGAGTTTTTAGACTTTAAAGAGTTAGAGTTTGTACAATCTTATAACCCTAACCCTTCAACTACAGGAACTCCTAAATATTACGCACAGTTTGATGTAGACAATTTTATTATAGCTCCTACTCCTGATAGTAGTTACGCTGTTGAAATGAGTTATTTTTATCGTCCTCTTAGTTTAACAGCGAGTTCATTCACTTTGACTTTAACAAGTGTGGTAGGCACTTTTACAACAAGCGATACAATAACAGGAGGCACAAGTGGAGAGTCGACCGATGTCCTTTCCGTACCCTCTTCTACTTCACTTAGTGTTACAATTCCTAGTGGTGATTTTACTGTTGGTGAGACTATTACAGGAAGTTCTAGCGGAGCAACAGGCACATTATCTAGCATAGGATCTGACTCTACAGAGTCTTGGATTAGTGAAAATGGTGAACTTGCTCTACTTTACGGAGCATTAATTGAGTGTTATACTTATATGAAAGGTGATCAAGAAACCATGAATATGTATAACTCTCGTTATGCGGAATCTCTTGCAAGACTTAAAAACTTAGGCGAAGCTAAAGAAGTAACAGATGAATATTTATCAGGATCTATAAGAAAGGCTAGGACATAATGTTGACAGAAGCGTTAGGTATGTCTAATAACTTTTCTGTTACAGTTGAAACTACAGACAACAGGGGGTTTACTCCAGAGGAAACAGCCAAAAGATGTGTCGATAAAATAGTTGGCATATCTGACAATGCTCACCCTGCAATACGTGATCAAGCTCATGCTTATCGCAAACAAATGGAAACGATTATTGCGTTGTATATGAAACAAGCTATTAAAAGTGATAGAACTACTGTATACAATGCACTAAAAGATTCTGGAAACCCGAAACTTGCAGAATATATAAGGAGAATGTAATGGCTTTCACGGGAAATTTTCTGTGTACCTCTTTTAAAGTAGAGTTATTAAAAGGAGTGCATAACTTTACGGCGACAACAGGTAATACTTTTAATATCGCATTGTATGACAATAGTGCTTCGTTCACGGCAGCGACAACAGCGTATACTTCGAGCAATGAAATAAGTGGAACAAACTATTCAGCAAAGGGTCAGGCATTAGCCCCTGTAACTCCTGTAGCAAGTAGTACAACTGCACTTGTTGATTTTGCTGATGAGGTGTTTAGCAATGTAACCATCTCTGCAGTACGAGGAGCTTTGATATTTAACGAAACAGCAACAGGCGACCCTTCGGTAGCTGTGTTAGATTTTGGTGCAGATAAAGCAGCAAGCTCTGGCGATTTTACAATAGTGTTTCCTACAGCTGATGCGAGTAATGCTATAATTAGGATAGCCTAATGTCGACAGTTGTTGCTTTTCAAGGATGGAATAGTACTCTAACTTCGTGGAACGCAGGAACATGGAATACTAATGTTGCTTACTCTGTCACAGCAACAGGTAGCGTTGGCTCTGTAACAACTAATAATCCTGTCGCTGTTACTGGTGTTGCAGGAACATCTGCAGTAGGTAATACGTTTGAAACAAATGTAGGGGTGAATGCAACAGGTAGCGTTGGCTCTACTACAGTTACAGGTTTAGCGAATATATCTGTTACTGGTGTTGCAGGAACATCTGCTTTAGGTAGTATATTTGAAACACAGATGGGTGTTGCAGGTACTACTGCGGTAGGCAATACATTTGAGACAAATGTTGGAATAGGTGCTACTGCTTCGGTTAACAGTGCTACAACAGAAACATCAGGAACTGCGAATATTGAGGTAACAGGGTTTAGTGCTACGGCATCTGTTGCTTCTGTAGGTGAGTTTCCAATAGTATGGGGTCAAGTTTTACCTAGTCAGACTCCGAATTTTAGTGCAATATCACCAAGTCAGACCCCTTCTTGGATAGAAATAGCAGCATAAGGAGATAAAATATGGCAAGTGTATATACAAATGATCTACGATTAGAAGAAATTGGGTCAGGCGAACAATCAGGAACGTGGGGAGATACAACCAACACGAACCTCGAATTAATTGCAGAAGGCTTTAGTTTTGGCACAGAGGCTATAACGACTAATGCAGATACGCATACCTCTACCGTTGCAGATGGGGCTACAGACCCTGCTCGCTCTATGTATATTAAATATACAGGTACACTAGATTCTACTTGTACGATTACAATAGCTCCGAATACTTTATCTAGAATGCACTTTATAGAGAATGGCACAAGTGGTTCGCAAAATATTATTATAAGTCAAGGCTCTGGTGCTAATGTAACGATCCCTCCAGGAGATGTTAAAGCTGTTTATTTAGATGGTGCAGGATCTGGTGCTGCTGTTGTAGACGCCTTTGCTTCGTTGAATGTTGTTGACCTTAAAGTTCAAGACGATCTGACTGTTACTGATGATGTGGCGATTGGTGGATTAGCCACAATCGGTGGCACTCTTGGTGTAACAGGCATTGCTACATTTACTGACGATATAATCATTGGTGACGGTAAGACTATTGGCTCTGCCTCAGACGTAGACGCCATGACCATAGCTTCCAACGGGCAGGTAACATTTACACAAACACTGATAGGTACAGCCTTAGACATTTCAGGCGACATAGACGTAGACGGCACTGCAAACCTAGACATTGTAGATATTGATGGTGCTGTTGATATGGCATCTACTTTGGCGGTTGCTGGCGTAGTCACAGCCAACGCGGGTGTGGTTGTAGATGAAATGACTATTGATGGTGATACACTTACAGCTACAGATACTTTTACTATTGATGCCACTGGGGACATTACCCTTGATTCCGCTGGAGCAGATATTTTCTTTAGTGCGGCAGGTAATGTTGGCTCTATAAATATGGCATCTAATAATTTAACTCTTGAATCTCTGGTTAGCGGTGCAGATACAATTTTTAAAGGTAATGTTGGTGGAACTTCTACCACTGCTATGACCTTGGATTATGGAGATAATGCCTCTGTTTTTATAGCTAATAAACTCAGAAAAGGTTTCATCCAACCGAATTCTGCATTTGTACAAACCGCTTCAGCGCATCTTAATTATTGGAAGCTGGGAAGAATATATACTTATGGTCCAGGGGGCGCAAAATTAGTTCTTTACGGCAAAGCAGGATACAGTACAGGGGGGAACAACGAAGGAGAAACAATTCTTCTTATGAGAGGCACTACTAGCGCAACTGCCCTAGATGGTTTGTTTGAAACGAGAGGGGCGGCTGGTACGAGCAGTTGCACTGCAATGGGTTACGTTCCTGTTAGCGGAAGTGATTATACATTTGATATTTACGCTGCACTTGGAAACTTTCATTCTCTTGACCACGAAGTAGTATCATCTGGTACTTGGGAGACTTCTGTTTCTAATACGGGAAGTACCTCTGCACCCACAGGATATGTTGGCTTCACTGTGGAAAACAATGTTGTGTTAGGCAGTGTTACTAGTCATTCATATAATCAGTCCTCATTTTATATAAATAACGGTGTTGTTGACATGGACTTCCGTGTTTCGAGTGATGGCAACACTAACATGCTGTTTGTTGATGCTAGTGCTGATACGATAGGCATTGGCACAACTGAAATGAACGTAGTCGGCAACAACACAGCAGGAATTAATTTTCTTTCTGATGGAATGATAGGTCTAACTCGTGCAGGTGTACCTTTAAAAGTAAACAGAACAGGTGATGGTGATATAGTAGAATTTTATTCGGCTGCTGGCAAAGAAGGAACTATCTCAATCAGTGGCTCAACTACTTCTTATAATGGTTTTAGTGGACTGCATGAAAGCTCTGGTATTCTAACAAATACACCTGTCGGAACGGTTGTATCAACTATTGATGAATTAGATGTTTATGCTGCAATGCAAGGCTCTGGCACAGAACAGACACCTAGTCCAAAAGCAGGACAAACTAGAGCAGATCACGCTAAAGTAAAAGTTTCTGACACAGCAGGTGATGCTTGTGTTTATGGAGTTGTAGGGTCATTTAACGCACAAGATAAAGTAAATGTTGTGTCTGTTGGAATTGGATCAGTTAGAGTAACAGGAGCTTGTGCTAAAGGTGATCTCTTAGAAAGCAACGGTGATGGCACTGCTAAAGTGCAGTCAGATGACATCGTAAGAAGTAAAACAATCGGAAAAGTAACAATCGGCAACAGCAATACAGGTGTAAAACTTGTGTCTTGCGTTATGTATTGTGGATAACCCACTGGCATAAAGGAAAAACAAACAATGGCAATTACAACAACTTGGAGCGTCAACGACATGACGCATAAAGATTCAGATGGCGGTGTATTCCTTGTCTACTGGTCACTAATAGCAACTGACGGTACATACTCAGCAAATTCTGGTGGAAAGCTACGATGCACCGCTGACCCTTCTGCGTCAGACTACATTGCATACGCAGACCTTACGGAAGCAGATGTGCTTGGCTGGGTGCATAGTAGTCTAATTGATCAAAAAGAAAATGGAGAAAAAGAAACCGCTGCTGAAGCCAAGGCTCGTACTGAAGCATTTTGGACAGCAAAAGTACAAAAACAAATTGACGCTGCTGCAACAACTGCAACTGGCGTACCTTGGTAATTTAACCCCAACCCCGAAAGGAGATCACAATGGCTGATGAAAATGTATTAAGTATTGATGGCAAAGGCTATGTTGAAGCTGATCTTAACAATAAACAAAAGTATCTAATCGCACAGCTAAAAGACTTGTCTGGTAAAACTAACAAGTTACGAGCTGATTTAGATCAAGTTCAACGAGCAGCAGATAGCTTCCAAAAAGAACTTCTAGAGTCGTTTAAAAAGAACGCTGAAGAAGTTTCTGCAGAGGCTAGTTAAACAACGGAATTAAAGGATTGAGATGCCTCTAACTAAGTTACAATTTCGTCCTGGAATAAACAGAGAAACAACCTCCTATAGTAATGAAGGTGGTTGGTTTGATATGGATAAAACTCGGTTTAGGTTTGGTTTTCCAGAAAAGATTGGTGGTTGGATTAAACAATCTATTAATGCGTATTTAGGTACAGCTCGTTCTTTACATCCTTGGGTAGCATTGGATGGCACTGCTTATCTTGGTGTAGGAACGCATCTTAAGTATTATATTAATGAAGGTGGTGCTTATAATGACATCACACCCATAAGAGCAACTACAACAAATGGAATTGTTTTTGCAGCCACAAATGGATCTTCTACTATAACAGCTACTGACAATGCTCATGGGGCAAATATTGGTGATTTTGTAACTATTTCAGGAGCAGTTAGCCTTGGTGGTGTAATTACAGCAGACGTATTAAATCAAGAATATCAAGTTGTTCTTGTGCCAAGTGATGATACGTTTACGTTTGTAGCTCGTACAGTTTCTAGTATTGGTAGTATAACCACAACTTCAGGATTAAATCCAACACCTGTTGTGGCAAATTCAAGTGATACTGGTAATGGTGGGTCAGGTGCTGACGCAGCATATCAAACTACTATAGGTTTAGATACCTCACTTACAGGTAATGGTTGGAATGCAGGGTCATATGGTCGGGGTACTTGGAACTCAGCTAGTAACCAATCTGTAGCGGGAGCTACGCTACGCATATGGAGTCATGACAATTTTGGTGAAGACCTTATAATAAATGCTCGCGACTCTGGTATATTTTATTGGGATAAATCTAATGGAATAACTGCTAGGGCAGTAGAGCTTTCTAGTTTAGCTAACTCAAATTTAGCCCCTACTATTGCTAAAAAAGTTTTAGTTTCTGATGCAGATAGACATATTATAGCTTTTGGTTGTGACCCTGAAACTGCTATAGGTACGCAAGACCCCTTGCTTATAAGGTTTAGTTCGCAAGAAAGTTTAACTGATTGGCAGAGTTTAGCTACAAATACGGCAGGTGAGTTAAGGATTGGTTCGGGTAGTGAGATTATAGCTGCGATAGAAACACGTCAACAAGTATTAGTTTTTACAGATAAATCGCTCCATGCAATGCAGTTTATAGGACCACCTTTTACATTCGGTATTAACGCAATTTCAGAAAATATAACTATTGCAGGACCTCTTGCAGCTATAGCCGTTGAAGATATGGTATTCTGGATGGGACAACAAGAGTTTTACGTTTACAGTGGGGGAGTGCAAAGATTACCCTGTACTGTTCGTGACTATGTATTTAATGATTTTAATGAAAAACAAATTGAAAAAGTAACAGCAGCAACCAATAATGCGTTTTCTGAAATATGGTGGTTTTACCCGAGTGCAGCTAGTAGTGAAAACGATAAGTACGTTATTTACAATTATCAACAAAAAGTTTGGTACTATGGCAATTTAGCTAGAACTGTTTGGTTAGATAGAGGTATAGAAAGTTTACCTATAGCAGCAGGAACAGATCATTTTTTATATTCGCATGAAAGTGGTTTTGATGATGGTAGCACTACTCCTGTTTCAGCCATATCTGCGTATATTGAATCGAGCCAGTTTGATATGGGTGATGGGGATAATTTCACATTCATCAACAGGTTAATACCCGATTTAACCTTTAGGGATTCAACCTCTGGTTCACCTAAAGCTACTTTTACATTGAAAACACGGAACTTTCCTGGAGGTGAATATTTACAATCTAACGCTAAACCAGTAACACAATCTTCTGCAGGATCTTCAACAGTTGTAGAGCAATTTACAAATCAAGTAAATGTACGTTTAAGAGGCAGATCATTTGCACTGCGAGTTGATTCAGGGGAAACAGGCGTAGCATGGAGATTAGGTTCTCCTAGGGTAGATGTTAAGCCAGATGGAAGAAGATAATGTCCAGAAACTTAGTCTTACCGTTTTTTCCTGTGCCGCCAGAAGAGTACGACCAACAGTATATGACAGAAGTTATGAGGGCTTTTTCTATTTATTTGACACAAATGCAAAATCCAGGAGAAGGTAGACATACAGAATTAGTTCTTACAAACCTACAAACAGATGATCAAGGGTTAGAAGTAGGAGCACTATTTAAATTTGAAACAACAGGAAATTTAAAAATAGCAGTAGCAGATATTTCTAATCTCCGAGGAAACTCTGCAACAAGTTCGGTAGGAAGTGTTACGGTGACTGTTTGATTATTATTAAAGAAATATGTAGGTTGCGATATTATGCAGTTGACGCTATTATAAGTTCAGCGTCTATTCAGGAACTAACGCTTCCTGCATATTTCCCCCAAGAAAGACATAGGTGAAAAATGCAAGGTATTGAGACATTAGGTTATGAAGTTGTAGAAACTAATCCTATAGAGGCATTGATCTCAGAAGGAGGAATAGCACAACACCAACAAGCAGCAGAGATGTTAGCTGATTTTGGGCGTAATGGTGATACCTATATAGTTCATGCTGCTGAAGGTGAGACTGTTTTACCTTTAGAAGTGTTGGAAAATAACCCACGACTTAAAAATATGATCTATACCCAAATGGAAGAAATGGGTTTAGAACCACAGCGATATGTTGTTGGTAATGAGTTAAACTCTCTTAATCCAGAAACAGGACAACCTGAATTCTTTTTTAAGTTTATTAAAAAAATTGTGAAAAAAGTTGTTAATGTTGTTAAGAAAGTAGCTCCAGTCGTATTAGCTATTGCAGCTCCTATTTTGCTTCCTGCGATGCCTGTTGCTTTAGCAGCAGGATTAGGCAGTACCGCAGGTAACTTGATTCAAGGTAAAAGTTTAAGTGATTCATTAAAATCAGGGGTAGTAACAGGTCTTACCGCAGGTGCAGGTAATATGATTTCAGGGGGCAGTTTTTTAGGCTCTAGTATTGATCCTGGAAATGTAGCAGGAGTGCAAAAGCTAGGCACTATGTTTACACCTGATAATCCGTTTACTTCAGAAATTGCTGCAAACCTTACAGGAGTTGGTGCTGATGTAGCAGGATTAGGCGGTAAAGTAGGCAGTGGGGTTTTAGAGCAAGAATTTGTAGCTGACGCTGTTGTCGATGGCACAGTAGTTGACGGTGCAGTTGACGGTGCAGTTGACGGTGCAGTTGACGGTGCAGTTGACGGTGCAGTTGACGGTGCAGTTGACGGTGCGGTAGGTGAAATTATTCCTGAAGTAATCAAACCTAAAACATTTATAGATGGTTTACAGTCTGCCTTTACTCCAGGAGATGATTATGGGTTTGGGGACTTTTGGTCAGAGTTTTTAAGTCCAGGACGTGAAAGCATATCAGCAGCAGCTCAAGAAGGTTATAAGACTGATTTAGCTAATTTTAACGAACTTTATGGAAAAACTGCTAGTGCTAGTGATTATACAAACTTTATAAATAGTCTTGATTCTAAATATGCTCCTGGATTATTTGACAAATTTGGTCCTGCTGTTGGCACTGGTTTAGTAGGGGGTTTAGCGAGTGATGCTATACTAGGCACAAATATTATTACTCCACCAGAAGAAGAAGTTTATGATTTAGCAGGAGCACAAACCGCAGGAGCTGATTTGTTAGCTTCTGATCCTGAAACATATGGCATTGACGATAGTTATTTAAGTGGTAATCCTTATTACGAAACAGCCACAAATATGCCTGTTACAACAACAGCAGTTAATCCAGGATTTACAACCCCTGTTGCTCCAGAAGTTGCTCCTGTAGAAACAGGCATACAAACAGTAGCAACAGATATTCCTGGAGCAGTGGTTGCTAATCCTAATACTACTAATCAGTATGCAGGAATGTTAAGTGGGGATTATTTCTCACAAACCCCATACAGCAATATTAATTATTTCCAACCCCCTGTTCCTAGTCCACAGCAACCGCAGTTTGGTATAAACCCACCACCCATGTACGGCTATGCTTCTGGTGGAGAAATCATGGGTCCTGGAACACCGACCAGTGATTCAGTACCTGCAATGTTAAGTGATGGTGAATTTGTTATGAACGCTCGTGCTGTAAGAGGAGCAGGAGGTGGCGACCGTCAACAAGGTGCTAAACGAATGTATGAGATGATGCGTTCTTTCGAGAGGACTGCATAATATGACCACAACAACAAACATTGTCCAACAACAAGAATCTCCCGCTGTTGAGGCGTACAAATTAGGCTTAATGAATAAAGCCCAAGCTCTTATAGAAAAGCCAGATATAACACTTCCTGCACCTACGGCTGTTGGTGCAGACCCAATGACGCAACAAGCCCAACAACTTGCGACGCAAGGTGTAGGGGCATTCCAACCGTTTATTTCATCAGGTAGCCAGTTTGTTACAGATGCAGGAGCACAAGCTCAACTTGCGAACCAGATAGCAGCAGGGATCCCACAAAACTACGTTCCTGCTCAACAAGAAGCTATGCAAGGAACAGCTCTTGGAGCTCAAATGGGGCAACAAGCAGCCGTAGGAGGAATGCAGGGAATACAAGATCAATTAGCTGCAAGCAATCCTTATCTTACAAGTTCAGTGGGCAATGTAAACCAAGCAGCGATAGATGCACAAAATCAAGCTTTATATGCACAAGGCATGATAGGACAAGCAGGTCAGTTTGGAATGGACTCTGCTGCACTTGGTCAAGCAGGTTTACTAGGTACAGCAGCTCAATACGACCCTGCTTCCGCACAAGCATTTATGAATCCTTATGAAACTCAAGTTGTTGATCAAGCATTAGCAGATATACAAAGAGCAGGTAATATTCAAGGTCAAGCAGATGCAGCTCGAGCAGTTGGTGCAGGAGCATTTGGCGGTTCTCGTTCAGGAATTGTAGATTCTGAGCGTGGCAGAAATATACTAGAGCAACAAGCTAAAACAGCAGCAGGTCTACGAGCTCAGGGTTATGGGCAAGCAATACAACAATCCATGGGTGCTCAAGAATCAGCGTTACAAAGGCAGCAACGAGCAGCAGGTTTGCTAGGTCAATTAGGACAAGCAGGAGCAGGAACTGGTTTGCAAGCAGGACAAGCTACAGGTCAATTAGGACAACAGGCTTCACAACAAGCATTACAAGCAGGACAAATAGGTGGTCAATTAGGGGCTCAATATGGACAAATGGGGCTTGCAGGACAAGAAACTGCTGCTAAATTAGGACTTATGGGTGCTGATATGACTGGTCAGGCAGCAGGTCAACTGGGACAACTTGCATTACAAAGAGCTCAATTAGGTCAGCAAGCAGTAGGGCAAGCACAAGATAGTGCGAAAACATTGGCTATGCTAGGACAAACATCAGCAGGGTTAGGTCAATTAGGTCAACAAATGCAGATGACAGATGTAGATGCTCTTGCTAAACTAGGAGCTCAACAACAAGTTCTTGACCAAGGAGCAGCTGACCAACAACAACAATTTGAATTACAACAAATTTATCAACCTTATCAAAAACTTGGTTTTTACAGTGATATTTTACAAGGAGCACCATCTACCTCTATGTCCGTTTCTCAAAACACAGCCCCCAAAGCTTCTATGTTAAATCAGATAGTTGGTGCAGGAATCGGTGGGCTAGGCATAGCAAACGCAGCTCAAAACGTAGGGATAATATAATGGCAGAATTCGCACAGCGACCTATGGTTGCTCAGGGTATGCCTCCCTCTGCACCCAATGCAGTAGGGACAGGTATTACTTCTGGGTTAGTACCAGAAAATAACGACCCAATAATTAAACAGGGGATGGAACAATTTACATCTGCTGTTGATGGTTTGTACACTAAGTTAGATCAATCAGAAAGTATAGAGGATGTTATAAACTCTGTAAGGGGCGATGAACAACCTATGAAAGCTAGAGTAGATGAACTAGCAGAGTTAGTTGGTCCAAAAGATGCCAAGAAAACTCCTGAATCAGTATTAGCGGTTATGCAACCATACTTTCAAATTCTTGAAATGGTGCAATCCCAAGCGAGCGACGCAGCTCCAGGAGGAATCGCAAATGCTCCAATGGCAGGAGGTCGGCAGTCCACTGTAAATTTTAATAACGCCTCTCCAATCCAAGCTCCAGGATCGGATGAGGCGGCAATGCG